ACTTGCAACCATAATATTATATGGATATAAATTAGCAGACGCCAATATCATACCTACAATTAAAAATGCACTTGCAGCCCACTTAATATACCAAGATAAGTCACCTTTTGGTGTTACCTTTTTAAATACTCTACTTGAATTTAATTTTTTGATTTTTTCGTCTAGTTTTTCTCTTATCGGTGTTATATTATTCTCCATTAACAAATACCTCTTTCATAATCATTTTCGCTTCTGTCATATTAAAGTTCAGAAACGGAGTTAGTCTGGCAATCGTATGTGAGATTTTAGGCCAGACAACTTTCTCACTAATATTTTTATCCCAATCTTTAATAAACGACAAATGTTTGTTGAGATATATGGCGGTTTGGAAGTTAACTTTCCGTTGAATAAGTAATCGTAGCATTCTAGGATGTTGTCCCATATGTACCCGTAAACCATCATCAAACCGAATATTACGAGACTGAAAATCATTAGCAATCCGTACACAATCGTCCCGAAAATGATATTTAAAAGATTCATTATACTTTCGGTACTTGGTATAAGTCTCAACACTTTCATTACTTATTAATTCTCCTATCCATTTGTCACCACTAATAATAAAATTAGAAACAAGAAAATCAAGTACGTCTCGTTCATTAAATCTTTTAGATAACTTATGAAAAAAATATCTATCTTTTCTTTTAGTGAACGTATCCAGTTTAGCATTCGTTTTACCTCCATATTTTATATAATCATAACTATCTGTTGTAAAGTGGAGTTTGACACCCAAGTATATTTTATAAACATCAAATCCGCCATACATTATTGTTTGTCTCTGTTCTCACTATAACCATAATCCATTACCCAACTTAATAAGGCAAATATTACACCTATCATAATCAAACCCCACAAAAATGATTCAGGTTCAACAAACAACATATGATATAACATTTCTAAGCCATTCATACAGGTAATGCACCACCTTTTTTAATCTTCAGCATATTTGCATTTAAGGCTTCTGCTTTGATTTTTTCTTTTAGTGATTTTGATATTAGTCTGGTTGTAGTTTCTATTTCAATATTGTTTTCTTCACAATACCACACTACAGCGTCCATATAAGAAATTGGTTTTTTCTCTTTGACTATGTTTAAAATTATTGTTGTAAATTCTTTGCTATTCATACTCTCATTATATCTATTTTCTGTTAAATGTCAAGCGTGGTGTTTCTGTTGCCAAGTACACCACAAACTCCGTTACCTATTAACTAGGCAGCAAGGGCAAAATTTGAGTTGCCATTTAAAATGCGTTTAAGTACGCCTACTATTACTCTCTATAAAGTTTTTCTGTACGAGTCGAACCTACACACCCCCCATAAGCACACCATTAATGTGTTTATGGTGGAGGTGGTGGGAGTTGCACCCACGTCCTCTATACGTATTATACTCTACGTCAACAAGTAATTCTTATGCTCCTTCTTTGTGATTATACATCAAATCAAAAGAGTGAGATACGATACAGCTTTCTTGTCCACTTGGACTTGTTAAAACAATAAGGTGTTGACTTCTATCTTTTGACACAAACGTATATACAAAATAAGCGGACGGTGCTTCTGCGTTTGCACCCTCTTTCGCTACGGAAAAAGTCTCTGGAATAAAATCAAACCTATCTATATAACCATTTACAACATCACTAGGACCACATTGAGCAGGTAAACCCATTGGTGCTAAACCATAGGCGCCTGAATTTTCTAGTTCGTGGTCTGCGTGAGCAGTAAACATAACTAAGCTGAATAACAAAGTTAGTATTATTTTTTGCATTAATGCCTCCTGTGAGGACTTAATAAGGCTTGATTACTGATTTATCTTTTCTTTATTAAGTTCTTCATAATATTTATAAAAGTCCTTAATAGCTTTCTCTAGGTCTGCTGTATATGTCGCTTTATCTTTTACAAAAGCATTACAAGAACCGTCTTCTCCTGATTGTAAAATAACAACTTGTTCTATGGGAGTTCCGAATAGCTCTTCATACATAATTGCATAGGCAGTACATTGCATATAATAATTATGATTCCAAGAATCAATACGTTCTTTGTTAGCAGTTTTGAAATCAATTACAGATAATTTACCATTGTACTCTGCAATACAATCAACTTGACCAGCAAGGGTTAGTTTATGTGAGTACATAATTTTTTCAAGACAATGAATATTGTCAATTTGGTCAAGATATGGTTTCATTAACTTAAACATACCAAGAGGTAACACATCACGAATTGCTGGTGTTTCACCTTTTAGATATTGTTCTACTAATGTGTGTACAGCTTTACCTCTACGTGCCGCTCTGGCCATTTCCCATTTAGCAGCCGCTTCGCCAACATTCTTACGCCATTGTATTAGGCCTTCTTTTTTCTGAATACTTAAAATTGTTGTGATTGAGGGATAGTTCTTACCATCTACTTGGTAAAACCTAAAACCGTTTGTGTTCATTCCTTTTGTATTAGGAAACTTACTCTCGTCTAGTTGTACAAAATTTTTCATTATATTGTTCCTTGCATATAGTTTAGTAATAGAGATAATGCTAGTAGAAATCCACCAACACCAACTATTCCTAATATAATATTCTTTACTTGTTTCATCATATAGTCATTCTATCTTACATTTACAAGATTGGCAAGCCTAATTTGACCTGTAATCCATTAAATGTTCATTTATTAAATCGGTAGAGTTTCTTAACTCTTCCCTATCTTCTTTTCAGCTAGGAACATAAGACTCATAACAAGTCTTGTTGCTCTCATTCTTATATGCTCTTAATATTTGTTTACGGTTTTCACCATCAGCACGATAAGAACAATGTACCCACCCCGAATTAGGTTCATCTAAATTGTGGAATTCCAAAATCATCTGGTCAAATTCACAATTCTCTGAAATCCATTTTACCAATTCAGCGTTGCTCAATCCAAACACCTCAAAATCGGCCGCCTGGCCTTTGGCGTGCTGTGAATTTTTGCTTGAGCCTATTGCTTCGCATAAATCTGGACTACGATACCCACTTGATATGGTAACAACCTTACCAAAATGGTCTCGGACTTTTTGTAGTACATTTTCACATAATGCTTTTAAAGCATTCATATGGTCTTCGCTAGGATTATTACTAATACCCTTACGAACAGCCGTTTGTGAGGCTGTCATTTCTTTTAGACTAAAATTAGGACTTAATTTCATTTAATTTTTCCTTTGCTTTTAACTTTAATTTCTTTGCGTCTTTTAACAATTGCCAAGAAACACTACCTCTATCTTCTTTACGTTTCTCTTCCAGTATATTTACTTCCCTCTTCATTTCTTTATGTTCTTGTTTAAGGTCCATATATTATCCTCTTGTTAGTTTTAGCAACTTTTCTATTTGTGCCTTAATAATTGGTGTTCTATTTGGCCAATGTATGTAAGGCTCATCACTTTTCATTAAATTGTAAAGAAATGGTAATATTAATTTCTCTACATCTTTAAATCTAGTATTTACTTCTTCGTTATTAACTTCTTTTGTTATAGTATCTTTCTCTGCCACAATTTGCATAATCTCATTCATCATAGACTTGATAGAAGATACATCTGTTTTAACTTTAGATAGTTCTAAATTCTGATTATCAATTTGTTTAGGGTCAATAGCAGGCTGAGTTGTAGGTGCCTGTGATACTGGTGTCATACCCCAATCATCATCTAGGTCAAACCCTCTCATATAATCTGGTAAATCTTTTGCCATTATTTTTTCCCCTTTTGTCTTCTACGGTGTTTATCTACCACCTGCTTAGTTTTTATATCTTTGATAGACTTCTTACCATATCTATCAGCAAATGGACTAGTAGGATGTGCCTCTGCAATTCTGGACATATTCTCTTTCCAACCAGAGTCATTTTTCATACCACCAGTACCACTAACTATATTTATTGTTGTGATAAGTTGTTTGATATGTTTGTTTTTCTCTAAATATGCCTCTTTATCTGCAATTGACATATAATCATCAAACACTTTACCTGTTTTTGTGTCCTCAAAGGTATATGTTGGCATTAATTACTCTTTAATGGGTCTTTAAATGTGAAATACTTATTAAGTACCTCTAATTCATCATCATATTGAGCAATAATAGCTAACTCTTTTTCTATTGTTTCAAGTGTATCAGGATGTTCAGCTATACCTGCTACTTTATTCAATAAAACTTCTACGTTTGCTTTATGTTTTGCAATATGTCCTTCAGCGTGTTTCTTTAACGCTTCAATTATTTCATTTCGCATTTTTTTTCTCCTTTAATATTCTACCATAATTTGGCCAACCAAACTTATCTGGTGACTCACCTACATAACGCCATCTAATAACGCCTGTGTTAGGATTTCTTTCGTAAATTTTTGGCCTAGATGTATTGTTCTTCTTCATTGCCATATATTTTACCCTCTACGTACCAATCTGGTACTTTTGCTGGACTTTTCCAAGTAGCAAATCTTTTTTTTTCTAGTATATAGTAGTTTCTATAACTAGCTACTGCGTCACCATCAACTTTACAATGCTCAGGCATTGCTGGTTGTGGGTCTGTTGCAAGTTTATTTATTTTTGCATTTTTAGGTGGTTGTGATAACACTTCACCTAATTTTTGAATTGTTAAATGGTCATCTGTATGATTATATCTTTTTTTGTATTCTTCATTAAGAGCCATCATATGTTTGTATAACCACATATAGTTGTAAGCAGATTCAAATAACCATATTGTACTAGGGTGTTTTACCCAACCTGCTTTGTATAGTAATGGTTCTAAATTAGAATTAGGGTGTTTCCACCTTTTAATCTTTCTACCATTTTTAGTTTTGTCATAATATTCTGTGCCATCTAATACTCTATGAGCAGTAGATAATAGTTGTGCTGACTCTAGTATCATTTTTACAACGTGTTTATCACACGACATTTCGGCTGCCACTTTTGGGTCTTTGTGTAAATAAAAAACATTCATTAGTGTATCGCCTTTCTAAAATAATCTAATTGGTCATACTTCGTACATAATGCTTTGAAAGTATTGTACCAAAAGTTTTTAGACCAATCAGTAGTCGCTTTCTTACATCTGTCTTCAGCATTTTTAATTCTTCTCATCTGTAAATCAGGAGAGATAATACGGTTTATATCTGCATTTGTAATCATAGTTTCATTATACCTCATTATATAGTTTTTGGCAAGCGTTATTTACCTGCATTAGCACCATTTGTTATAATGGTTCTAAAGAGTGTGAATTTAGGGTCTTTCCAATCTACCGTTTTCTCACAATTGTGAGGCGATATACAGGTTGTTTTCATACAACCCATTAATAAACTACTTATTGCTAGTAGGATTAATATTCGGGTCATTCCACTCCATTATTTGGTCTAGTTTGATTCTTATTGCGTCAGGATCCAGACCAAGTTCCTGCAATTCTTTTGTTCCCATTTCTCTAAAAAAGTCTTCATAGTCTCTATTGGTTAATGTTCTTTTACCTAATTTACCAAAAAAGTCTTTATAAACTTTTTGCTTATCTCGGAAGTCTTTCGCTCTAGCTTTTGCATTAGCAGCTTCCTTTTGCCAATCTTTTTGGCGCTTTGCATTGTTCTTTTTTTCGTCTTCAATTTTCTTTTTCTCTGCTCTGGCATTTTTCCAAGTCCTTAATGATATGTTAGCCGCTATCAATAATAATACTGCTAATGGGTCAAATACAAATATCAATACCATAATGGCATATCTTACTGCCTCATCAAAATGGTCT